TTGGTAGGTCGAACCGTCGTAAATCAAGGTCTCCAGCATTGCTGGCAGCGCAACACGAGCGGACTGGAAGGGCCTCCACAAAATGGACACCCGTAACAGCCAGCTCGAGTTCTACCTCGACCTCGCGGTTTGTACGGTTTCTCAAAATCCACGTAGCCTATCATCTGCGAAGGATCTCGCTATGGACCTTAGGACTTTACGTTCTAGAGTCTATAGTGAGGGGCTTTCCTTCCTTACCAAAACCCTACCAGTTCTTGGTAGAGCTTTTGATAAGGGTCTTGAGAGCGGCACCCTCCACCTGCCCCGTGCTTTCAAAAGAGAGCACAGGTCAGTAAATAGGCCTGCTTTTATGCAGGCGTATTTTCGGGTGATCTTCGATGATGATGGGCATCTTCTGGACAATCCTGACGTATTTGCGATTAAGCACATACGTCAGACCATGTTTATGTTCTATAAATTGGCTGTCCCGTTTTCTCGCGACGCGGAAGAAAGAGTAATTTCCTCTTTCGTGTCAACGGAACTCGAGCTCCAAAGTTTCTCGGTTCCAATTAACGATGTCAATGACCTCGCTAGTTGGATTATCGAGGATGTCTTTTCGGATTTCGATCCTAAAGACATCAGACCTAAACATGGTCCAGGAGCAGTCGCTACCGGTGAAAGGTTAGATCAGAAGTGGACCTTTTCAAGGTACTATTCTGATCTTCACCGGGAGTATCCGTTCTCACAATTCATGAGAACGAATTTCGACCACACACTTGATTCTTGGGACGAAATGGATTCTTTGGAGCGCCATGAAAGTGGCGTTGCAAAGGTCGTTTTAGTTCCCAAGGATTCCAGAGGACCCAGGTTGATCTCTTGCGAACCTCTTGAATATCAATTTATTCAACAAGGTTTGGGTCGTAAGATAGTAGATTGGTTGGAAAACCATCCACTAACTTCCGGCAGGGTCAACTTTTCGTCTCAGCAGATCAATCGTGATTTGGCTTTGATTTCCAGTGTGGATAAAAGCTATTCCACCTTAGATCTCAAGGACGCCTCTGATCGGAACTCTTTAGACCTCATGCGATACCTGTTCTCTTCGAGAACCGATATTGTGCGTTGTCTTGAGAGTTGCCGAACGACTGCTACACGACTTCCGGATGGAAGTGTAGTTCCCTTAAAGAAGTTTGCTCCAATGGGATCAGCTTGTTGCTTTCCTATTGAAGCTATTTCCTTTTGGGCTATTTGTGTAGCTGCGAGATGTGTGGCCGAAAGGCTGACCGTTTCGGACGTGGCGGCTTCGACATTTGTGTATGGTGATGATATTATCATTCCCACACATAGTGCCGAGGTCGTTATACAGGCTTTGTCCAACGCGGGCTTAATTGTCAACGTGGATAAGTCCTGTATCATAGGCAACTTTCGTGAATCATGTGGCATGGACGCCTTTGCAGGCGTCGAAGTCACTCCGACTCGCGTAAGAACCCTATGGAGCGACCTAGCGTCGGATGGGAGCGCATACACCTCTTATACCTCTTACATGAATAACCTTTTCATGAAGGGATATGAGAAATGTTTTGATTTTTTGAGAGGAGCTTTAGAACGTGTCTACGGTGTTATGCCGTTCGGCACTGCCGAAAGCCCCTTTCCAAACATCAATATACCTTGTCCTTGCGCGGCCGATGGGTTAAATTCCCTTCTGCCTATCAAGTATAGGTATAATGCTTCTCTCCAAAGAGACGAATTCAGGGTTCGATTTGTCCCTCCAACGAGGGTACAAACTGAATTAGACTCTTGGGAGAGACTTCTCCGCAATTTGCTAAGCGGAGAACTCGTCGATCCGACAACCGTCGTTTTGCCATATTCGAC